GTTAAGGGAGATTATATGGATAAGAACATGACTTGCTCTACCTGTAAAGGAGAGGGAAGCGGTTGCGATGATTGTTCACCAAAAGAAACAAAAAAGAGTGATAACATGTCTGGAAATGAAAACAACGCACTGGCCTATATTGATACCTTGGAAAAATTCGCACACGAAGCGGGAGTAAATCTCGATTCTGTCCGAGAACACTTTGGACTTGAAAAAGCATACCTGCAAGAAGGTTCTGGTGGATACTCCCACCGAGGCCAAGGTGACGAATACGGATCCGGTGAAGATGCAAGCGAGCCATCCTACCCAACCCTCCCTTCTCCAAGTGGCAACCAAAATGTCATCAAGACCAATGTTCCTTCGATGGGCTACAACGCACCATCTGGCAACAAGAATGTGATTAAGGGCGAAGACTTGACCCCTCAAGCACTTGAGCGTGGATACAGCGCATACGCCGCAATCCGTGACGAACAATCCCTCAAGGGACTCGTTGAAAAGGAATGGAAAAACCGCTATGAAGCAGAAACCGTTCAAGCCATGCAGATCCAAAAGCAATCCGACTTCGGAGGCCAAATTGCGGCCCTACGACAAGAAATTGCTGGCCTGCAAAGCCAAAACACCGACCTTCAAAAGTCCGTGTCACCAACTCCAAGTGAAACCAGTGTCCGAGTGCCTTCTCACGAAGAATTCAACGCAATGGGGTCAGGACTTGACGGATGGCGAGCCGCAGAAGACCTTGCCCGACGCGCACTACGGGGCGAGTAAAACAAAAACCAAAAATGGAAGTGAATAATATGGGAAGCACAGGATACCTACGAACAATCGAAGACATGGAACGCCTTTACTACGGTGCAGGCGCAGGCGCAAACGCATGGGCTTATTCGGGAACGGATTTGCTCAAGGCTGATTCGCCTTTGACATCATCAACTGCTGGAACATACCAAGCGATCTTCGGTCGCAAGGTTTGGTCGCAATTGAATCAAGAATTCAACGCATTTTCAATCCTACCTAAGAAGCCTTGGGAAAAGAGTGGATGGCGTGTCGTGACCGGAAAGCCGGACTTTGCTAAGGGCGGCGGTGTTGCTGAAAACGGTACACTACCTGAAACCTCCAAGCCTTCTTTCGAGCATGTTTCGACCAAGCCAATGACTGTCGCTCACACCTTCGACTTGTCCGAGACAGCAATGTTCCTCGCTGATAAAGACGATGGACTTGGCGATGCAAGAGCCGTTATGAAGATGGAAATGGCAAAGCATCACGCTGAACACATTAACCGAATGCTTCTTGAGAATGTCGATACCCTTTCTGGAAACGGCTTCGAATCTCTTGACCGTTGCACTTCTTCATCTTTCACTGAAACTGCAACTGATTTCGTTGATGCCATTACAGATCACAACCAATACAGCATCACTCGAAACGGTGCAGGTGCAGGTTCTCGTCAATGGTATGACTCCAATGTAGATGCAGGGGCGGCAGGTGCAAACCGAGCATTGTCCCTCAACATCATTGATGGAATGTTCCGAGAAGTCTGGGAGCGCGGTGGTCAGCCAAAGGTCATCCTCACTGGATACGATACATTGGAAAAGATCCAGCAACTACTCCAACCTCAACAGCGTTTCACTGAAATGAAGCGTGTGGTTCCCGGCGTAAATGGTGTCAAGGGTGTTCCCGGCATGGAAGCCGGATTCGTCGTTGCTACTTACAACGGTGTTCCTATCATCCCTTCAAAGGATGTTGAAAACGAAGATGGTGGCGCAATGTCCCGCATGTATTTCCTCGATACGGATTACATGTATTTTTGCACTGCAAAGCCAACTCTTTACCACGAAAGCGGAATTGAAACCGGAGATCCATTCGGCATCAACCGACTCGGACAAATGGGATTGTTTCACACAATGGGCGATCTATGGCAACTCTTCTACGGCGCACACGGCAAGGTTCGTGACATTACCGCTTGATGAAGAACAAAAAATGGAAGTGACATACAATGACTGAAAACGCAAACATTACAGAAGCAAACGCCGCAACCAAGGTTATCCTTGATACTCGACTACCAGTGGGTGCATCACCTGATAGCACCGCTTGGCAGGCTCAATTGGCCTCGTCTTCAACAACCGATGGTGCAGTGCAAGGTGCGCTCAACCTCTTGGTCGTTGATGTAATCGCCACCGCCGCCTCAACCCAAACTGTCTTTTCTTTGGATGCCACAACACCCGCAACCTCTATTGCAGGCGTTTCGGGGTCAGAAGTCGTCAGTGTTCTTGGTGTTCAAAACATCGCAGGTGGCTTTGAAGTCCCTACGCTGATTCGCAACGATGGTGCAACCGTGAAATTCACCACAGCAGGCGGAACAGCAGGCGATCTTCACCGAATCTCGATTCTATACCGTTGAGGTGTCTAATTTGACACTATCACTCACCTACAAAGGGTGGAGGAATTACACCGAGTTAAAAATTGGTGGC